GTACTGTCTAAAACTTGTTCAAGGTAAGTTTCTAACCCATATTTTGTCGTAATCCATTCAGCAAAATCATACATACCGGGGAGGACCTGTTCCTCCTCATGTTTTTTGTCCGGTGGTTTCTTAATTTTCACTCTTCTAATATTGTAGGCTAGCGATTCATTAGTTGGCTCAGTTGCACACCCTCCTTTAGATACGTGTGTAAGCTCATAAATATTTCCAGCATGCCGTTGTAACGACCATTTTCTCTCAGTATATCTGTATTGACTATTAATCACTGTTTCAAGTATGTCACGTTTAAAGCCACGTTTCAATGCTTCCTGTTTCCTTGTAGCTATCGCTTTGAAGATAGCTAGTGGGTCGTTGGGTATAGCCATTTCTGTTGGACCGTGGACCAAAGTGGCTATCGACCTTGCCAAGTATTGACTGCCGTCTCCTATATTGTGATCAACCCGTAAGAATTCTGCAATAGACCCAAGATAGCACTTCGAGCTTTGAAACCTGATATTGTATATCTGCGCATTCTTTTCAATATTCTGTGTCTGTTTTAGTGTAGTCACAGCACCCAGGATATCATCACCACTGTGCGTCGTAGGGAATGGTTCTTGCTCAGTCATCACCTGTGTATAGATAACGTTAAGCACCGTGTTCATAAATGTAGTTAATCGCCACCCTGAAAGTAATGTACCCTGTGCCCTATAACTACCATTGTGTCTATCTTGTATAACAACATCATCTAAAGACTTTGTCACCCAACCAAGAGCCTCAAGTTGTTGCGGTGAGAGATCTGCTTCGAATACTTTTCCATACGCTTTAAGAACTTGCTGCATAGCGCTCGTAGAATGTTGGGCATTAAAGTCTTCGAAATCAAAGCAATAAGGTACACCATTTTTCAGGACTTCACGCACGGTGGCGCCAACCCTGGCTGCTTCAGCCTCCTGAGCTATAGGTACTATGGTAGCTAAGGCCTCTTCGCAACCGTTCATTGCAAAACTAGATAATATAAAATTTGTGTTATCAACACTGTATATAGCTCGTTGCTTTCCCCATTCGTATTTAGTAGAAGCTCTAGCGACTATTTGCGGTGTTCTATTAGTGAAGAATTCCAGTTCCTTTCTAGGCATGGCACAGCATGCATACAATTTATTCTTTAGCATCGGGTCACTTGACACGTATTGCTGATCTTCAGTGTATTGTGAATGGTAAGCACCAGGTGGTGCCCATTGCCACCTCATTTTAAAATAGGTATCAAAATGACTTTTAAACGGTCGACCACCTCGTCTCTTGACCTTTTTAAATAACTCATGAGCCCGCTCTAGAATTTCTATGTCGCTGATGGTGACAGTGTTAGGATTGACCCGATGTTCTTTTTCGTTCTCCCAGGACACTGCACCAATGCCTCTATTCACTAAAACTTCAAATTCAAAAAATATACTACAGTCTATGCCACACAAATTTTGTATAGCTTTAAGCTTTAATGAAATCTCTTTTTTAACAGTCTTTGCAAAGTCTTCGAGACTATCGTAAGACCATGACCATAACGCTGACCTACTAATTAAAGTATAGTGTTCGTCTGGCATACCCAGTATCCATAGTAAAAAGCCTATCATTGCAGACTCACTCATCAACTGTCTATTTATCATATTGTACATCCACTCATACATGAACGCACAGCGTTCTTCTATAACTTTAATGTCTATATCGCGTAACTCGTTAATTGTCATGTGTCTCATGTGCCTCGCAGAGATCTTAGCATTATCTAACATTAGTCGTTTATTATAAACTTCATTAAACAGTGTCCTGTGTTCTGGCTTAGGTCCTCGCTGACGTGTTGTCTCATAGTGCTTAATACTATCGGTAGTTATATGCAACACGTGTGACATGACAGTACTGTTATCAACTTTACCAAAAGGAAATAAATTCGGCCCAAACTGGATACGGGACATACGTAACATGGCATGTTTTCCCATCGTCCTTAAGTCATCGGTGAGCGAAACGTAACATGTAGTGGCTCGTAACATACTATTATATACACAAAGACAATACACCACATCAGTATTAAACTTGACATGTGTCCAACCATCAAGTCTGACACCGTATAGTACGTCAAATAGTACATATCTGCAGTCAATAAAAGTTTTTTCTATAAGGGTATCACCTACTACATCTATGTACAAAAAAGCTTTAGATAGTTCTGCTAGACCCCGTTTTCTGTTATATTCTGGTCTATATCTGGCGGACCAACATCGTTCACCGCTAACTTCAAATCTCCTATAGGCACGGGGAGTGGGACAGCTAGCTCTGGATAGGTTATTTGAAAATCCGACGTCACATAATCGTAGTCAGCTAACAAGTATGCCTGATAATTAGTTGAAGTGTGTTTTACACCTTTGTAATATCTAACTCCGGCATAACTCCTCTCATCAATATAACACACTGGTGAATTGTACTGTGCCCTTGCTAGTGGTGTAGGGGTATCCCTTTGCCACTGAAATACCATCTTACAATTCAATGCAAGCGATAGGTCCGACCCAAAAACGTGTTGCCTCCTGCTCAATGATAAGAACTCATAAGCAGTAGGGGTGTCTAAGGTACCTATATTGACTGGTGGCATAGCAACTGAGACGTCATTTGCAGCATAGATCCTGTGGCTATTCGAAGCTCTAGGGTGCAAGTAGTGTAGGTCATAACCAAGCCATCTAGTCACAACACCCATACCCCATAAATCGTTATAGTGGTAGGCACGTCTTCTAGTGAATCCTACCCTCTTAAGTGAAGCCTGTCGCACGCCAAATATACTACCATATGGTGTACCAGCAATCAAAGGGCCTCCAAGCCCAACTACTAGTGCTACCCCAGACGGCGGTACTAATGTCTGAGTATTGAATCCGTCACCCGCGATGGTGTATCCATAATCTTGCATGTGTTCTATAACTATGTTACCGAACTTGACCCTATTATTTAGTTGCCCGATCACTCCACCTGTAGCAAACGTTGCCTGTTGTCGATAAACACACTTAGGTATGGCCACACCAAGCATACTAGATACTATTGCGTCAGCCCTCTCAAAAGGTGTTATGCTATCTTGTTGTGCCATACTTAACTTTCTTAAAGTATGTTCAGCGTTGACACTATTAAAAAACATAAGGTATTCACCCCAGTACCAGCATGCATTCATAAATGTTGATTCGAAAATCAATTCGTCATTCTTTGACAAAGAAGAGGCTAAATTACGCACCGCGTCTGAAGTAATCATGACACCGTCGCCTTCCAATAGCATGCCCATTACGGCACGTTTCAAACCTAGTTTCGGTAGCGAATACTCTCTTTTAATAGAGTGCCACCAGTGTGACTCGACAGTTTCTGTAGCTGGTTGTGCTAACCAATATTTTAAACCATTTGTGGCATTGAGTAAATCCTCATGCCACCTATGTGTTCCCACTAATATCGATATTGTCTTTGCAACTTCGTCACTAGTGAATGTACCTCTTATCTCGCGATACTCAGGAACATAAAATCCAATAACCCTAGCTCTTGATGCTAAAAGTTTTAGATCTTGGTCGACCAGCAGAGGTGATGTTCTTTTATTACCTCTGAGAGCCATATTAAGTATAGCTGCCATTTTGGGTGTCAACCCACTACAATTTATAAAGCCATCCGCCTTCTCCCACGCGGTATAAGCCGCCTGAGAATCAGGAAAGATGTTCTCTTCATTTTGAAGAATATTTTGATCATCATTTACTATTTGGTTCCACGAGGAATGTACCTTATAGCAATTATTAGTAAACCCGAATACTTCACCAAATGTGCGCCCGCTACTACTATGACCATCATTATAGTCATACATTTTATGACAGACAAAAGTAACTTCATGTGCCAAACTCATATAGTCTGGGTTAGGAAC